GGAACGGCGACTGACCTTGCAGGAACATTCCATAGATGCGTTTGACCAGCTTGGAATGGAACGGCGACTGACCTTGCAGGAACATTCCATAGATGCGTTTGACCAGCTTGGCCTGTTCCGGGTTCACCACGAGGTTGTGGTCAGGCCCCATGTCGTAGCCCAGAAACCGATTGAACGGAACAGTGACCTTTCCGTCTGCAAATCGTTTCCTCTGGCCCCATGTGCAGTTCTCGGAAATGGATCTGGACTCCTCCTGTGCCAGCGAGGACATGATTGTGAGCAGCAGCTCGCCCTTTCCATCGAAGGTCCAGATGTTTTCTTTCTCAAAATAGCACTCCACGTTGTGTTCCTTCAGGGAGCGGATGGTGGTAAGGCTGTCAACCGTGTTTCTGGCAAAACGGCTGACCGACTTTGTGATGATCAGGTCGATCTTCCCGGCGAGGGCGTCGGCCACCATGCTTTTGAAGCCCTCACGCTTTTTGGTGTTCGTCCCGGTGATGCCTTCGTCTGTATAGACACCGGCGAACTCCCAATCGTCCCGTCCTTGGATGTAGTTGGTATAGTAATCGACCTGCGCTTCGTAGCTGGTCAGCTGCTCCTCGTTGTCGGTGCTGACACGAGCGTAGGCCGCCACACGTCGCTTCTTGGTGCTGTTGATCGGTGCCGCCGTGAAGCGTGACAGCGTCGCCGGTATCGTGGTTACGGATTTGGCCATTTCTTTTCGCTCCTTATTTTCTTGATTCTCTCACTCATTGCCTCCCTGCGCTCGTCTGTCCAAGCGGCCTTCATGGATTCTCTGGCTTTTTCTCGCCGTTCCTCGGTCCAAGGAGTGCCGTGCCGCTTATCCAAGAAGTCTCTGGATTCGGTGTGACCGTCCCGGAAATGGAATGTAACCGTGTGGTCGAGGATTGCGGCGCTTTCAATCTGTGCATCCATCGCAGCCTCGTCAAATTCGTCAAGGCCGAGAACGTCGCTCACCAGCCGCTTCATGGTCTCGTCCCGGATGCCGGGGTTATGGCACCGATCCTTCGGGCCGGTACAGTACCAAGACCGTGTCGGAGTGCCGTCCTTGCGCTTTCCGGATTGGCAGCGATAATTGGCACCGCAGCAGCCGCATTTTATGAAGCCGGTGAACTCGTAGAACAGATGCTTGTTGGGATTGGTGTCCTTGCGCTTATGCCGTTCTCCCCAGAGCCTTCTGCGCTCGTCCGTCCACCAGTCTGTCTTAGCGGTTGACTGCCATTTGGTCGTGACCTCGTGACCGTCGTAAAAGCGGAAGGTCAAGGTGTCGTCTCCGATGACGATGACCTCCTCAATCTGCTGACTGAAGGCGTCCTCATCAAACTTGTCAAGGCCCAGCACCTCTGCCGTGGTGTTCTGGAGCATTTTCTCCGGTATGTTTTTTGATGGGCAAGCCGTCGCACCTTTCTGGCTTTTTGTCTGGCAGGTCCAAACGTAATAAACCTCACCGGCGGTGTTCCGTTTCCCGCTGTGGCGGTAGTGTTTTCCGCAGCAGCCGCAGGTGATCTTGGTGGAGAAAGCCGAGAGCTTCAGCGACTTGTTTCCGAAGGGGCCAAGGTCCCGTCTGCGCTTGAACTCGGCCTGTACCGCTTGCCATTCGTCCATCGGGATAATCGCCTCGTGGGTGTCCTCGACGAAATACTGCGGCATCTCACCATAATTCTTTCTGCGGTGTTTCGTGATCGGGTCTTCGCAGTATTCCTTCTGGAAAAGCATGTTCCCGGTGTAGGTAATGTTCGTCAGGATGACCTTCACATTGGAATCCACCCACGGCTTTCCCTGCCGGGTATAAATGCCTCGGTCCATCAAGGCCCTGCCGATCTCAATTCGGGATGCGCCTTTCATGTACTCTGCGTACATCCATCGAATGATCTCGGCTTCCTCTGGAACGATGACCAGTTTGTCGTCCTGCCACTCATACCCGAAAATGCTGAACTTGCCGTTGGGGATGCCCTGCTTGAACCGCTTGATCGTGGCCCAGCGCACGTTCTCGGAAATGCTGTGGCTTTCTTCCTGAGCGAAAGAAGCGAGGATGGAAAGCATCAGCTCTCCGTCGCCGCTTAAGGAATTGATGTTTTCCTTCTCGAAGCGCACCTCAATGCCGAGATCTTTCAGGTGCCGGACCGTGTTCAGAAGATCCACGGTGTTCCTCGCAAACCGCTGGATTGACTTGGTGAGGATGATGTCGATGTTTCCAGCTTCACACTCAGCCAGCATGCGGTTGAACTCATCACGCTTTTTGGTGCCGGTGCCGGAGATCCCGTAATCTGAAAAAACGCCAGCGTATTCCCATTCGGGGTTCTTCTGGATCAGTGTGCTGTAATAGCTCACCTGTGCAGAAAGCGAGTGCTGCATCCGCTCGGATTCCATCGACACTCTGGCATAGGCAGCGACTCGCTTTCTTGTTTTCAGAACCGGCAGTTTTCGCTCGATTTTCTCTACTGTTTTCAATGAAATCCCTCCTTCCGGTAGTGTCTATATATCACTCTAAAAGGCCGGAATATCAAGCGTTTTCGGATAATAATGTACCCAAATATGGCCGGTATTTTTCGAGCAGAATTGTATCAATTTCAGCGTATTCCTCCTCGGTGATCAGGCCCTTTTCGAGCATGGATTTCGCCATTGAAATCGCTGCGTGGTAAAGCATATCGTTGTGGAGTTCCTCCTTGCTCATCGAGCATCACCGCCTTTGAACCGGGCCACAATATAGCAGTCATGGGAGCAGTACTTGCGCTTGGCATTCCCGTAGGCCGTGAAGTCCTTCCCACACTCCGGGCAGGTAAAGGTATAAATCGCTTTTTGCTTTACGGCCTCCGGGTGAGCGTTCCACCATGCCGTCCGACACTCTGGGCAGCAGAACTTCTTCTGTTTCCGTCCGGGGAGTTGGATCAGGGTCTTGCCGCAGTTCATACAAAGCTGTGTAGGTACTTCCGTAAGACTATGGCTCTTGGCCTTTTCACCGGCAAGACCGTGGGAGCGGCAGTAGGCTTTGACGCTGTCCTTTGACAGACCGACGCTGTTAGCGATGGCAGTATATCCGAAGCCCTGATGACGTAAGGCCGTTATCTTTTCTCTTTGCTCGTTGGTCATGAGATTGTCCTCCAGTCCGAGAGGGGTTCCTCTCACTACCAACTGGAGGGAAACGGCAGTTTTGAACGAAAAAAGGGCAAAAAAAATAATGGCCCACCGCAGAAATAATCCACGATGGGCCAATAGGTCATGTTATTTCAGGAGTTCATTTACACGAGCCTGAACTGCGTTGTAGTCATAGCCAGCAGCGGTCAGACGGTTCTTCCGGTCGGTGCCATTACCCCAGAGGCCACGGATGACCTCACGAGCAAGCTCATCCACGGTTTTTGAGGGCTTGGCGTTCACCAGCTGAAGATCAGCGGCATTGACCGGGCTGCAGATGGCGTGTTTGCCATCCTCGCTCTTATCGATCACGACACGGCTGCCGTTTACCTGAAGGACATACCAGTTCTTCGCCTTTACCCATGCCGGGATAGTCTTTCCGCTATAGTACTTCGTGCCGGTAATCTTTACGAGATCACCCTTCTTGAAGGAAGCGGAAGGCTGCGGGTCCGGCTGCGTTGGAACAGTGGGAGTCTGACCAGAACCGGTGAATCCGTTGAGCTTGGCATTTTTGATAATGGTCGGATAGTCCTTGTACGCGATATCGGTCTCGACGTTACCGCTGATGCCGTTCACCTTGCCCGTGGACGAGCTCTGCCACATACCGAAAGCTCCGGTATAGGTCGGAGCGGAAGCCCACTGTGCCAGCCAGTGGTCAAAACGCTTCAGTTTGGAATCGTCGAGATAGTTTTTCAGCCAGTTGAGATTGCTGTACAGAGAGCAATAGAAACCGGCCTTCTCAATGGCATCACCGAAGGCAATGACCATATCCGTCAGGACAGTCTTTCCAAGGTTCTGCTGGGTCTTGTCCTCCAGATCGAAAGCCACAGGATAGGTGAAGACACCTTTATACTTCTGAAGGACGCTCACGACATAAGCAGCTTCCTTCTTCGCTGCCGCTACAGAGGTGGCGTAGGAGTAGAAGTAGCAGCCGATGTCGATTCCGGCCTTGAGAGCGTTTGCCACGTTCTTCTCGAAGTATCCGTCAAGACCGCAAGAGTTACCGTCAGCAGAGCCGTAGCCGAGGCGAATCATAGCGAACTTCACCCCGTCCGCCTTGACCTTGTTCCAGTCGATTTCACCCTGCCACTTGGAAACATCGATGCCTTTGACAGTAGTGTCGGTGGAAGGCGTGGTCTGCTGAGTATAGGTGACATACGGCAGCTTGCCGTGCTTCGTCCAGTTACGACGATTGTATCCAGAGACGTTCCTGTTGCAAGCGGTGATCTGGACCTTGTTGTCCCAGCGAGGGGTGCATTCGACCGCCAGTCCGTCACCCACATAGACGCCGATGTGACCTTCCATCCAGACAGCTTCACCGATCTCAATCTTGGAAAAATCGGTGGACACATTCTTGCAGACGGTGATCATGGTATCTGCTCCGATGTCCGGGACCCCGTTGGAAGCATAGCTGGCACCGCCGTAAATAGCATTCTTGTCTCCGGACCAGCCCCAGAGAACGCCTTTGATGAGGCAGACGCAGTCAAAGCCAAAGGTGTCGGCAGAGGCAGCGTTGATCATGGCGGTTCTGGCGGCCTGTCTGTTGTAGCTGTGGTTCTGGGTATAACGCTTCTTGTTGGTGGCCGTCATAGGCGCACCGAAGCAGCCCATCACATAGAGCGTTTTGTAGTTCTTTGCGATATTCTTGAGCTTATTCGCAAGTTCAATGTTCGTCATCATTGTGCTCATCCTCCTTTTCAGCACGGTCATGAAGCTGCTCAAGCACGGCTTTCAGCTTCTTGGGGATTGGCAGCCCAAGATAGGCCGCATTCTCAACAAGGGAGACACCTTCGTTGGAGATGTAGAAGAAAATGACGGCAGTACGCAGCACGGAACCAGAGCCAATCACCTGCGTATCAAGAATGTGGCCGATGCCGACAAGGGCGAAGATCAGCACCTTTTTGAAGATGCCCTTAAAGCCGACAGCCGAGGACAGCTTCTTATCCACAACAGCGCACATCACACCGGTGATGTAGTCGATCACCACGAATGCTATGAGCGCATAGAGAAAGCCGTCTGCTCCTCCGAGAAACCAACCGAGCCAGCCGCCGATAGCGGCGATTATAAGTTGAATCCATGTCCAGATTTCTTTCATGTTGTTTTTCCTCCTAATAAATAGTCACACCATTCAGATTTGGTTTTTCAGAAGCTTTTCCGATCAAATCTGAAAGTCGTGCTTTGCCTTTCCGTCCGCCGCTGTCTACGGTGAACGCTGTATAAAAACCGCCCCTGCCGAAGTTGTGCGTCACATCAGTGACCGTACCGATGGTTTCAGTCTTTGCACCACTGACGATGCGCACTTCATCGCCAATGGTGAGCTGGGGTGTGAAGATACCGACGAAGCTTTCCTGTCTGCCGGATATGGCGATAGCCTGTGCAAGTTCCTCGGCCATAGCCGTTATTTCGGTGAGAGTCGCGCCGTCAGCGGCTGTTACGTAGGTCGTTCGATGCGAAGGCTGAACCCACCACTTGTTCCTGGAAACCGTGGCATAAACCGTGCTCTCCGGATCTGCGCAGGTGACACAGACTTTGCTGACTGCTTCTGAATCGTCATACTCCACGCTGTAGCTCCAGCAGGTCTTGTCGCGCTCGAAGGTATACACAGCGGGCTGGTCGAAACGGGCATCGGTGACTGCAGCCACACCAATGACGCCGTTTGCCGTTTCATCGACTTTCCAGCCGTCAAGCAGAGAGATTACCCGCTTGATTCCGTCCAGTATGCTGACATCCGGTTCGAAGCGCAGTTTCCATGTCTTTGTGCTCTCGCCGACAAAAAAGTTCTCCACCTCGGCGAGGCGAAGAATCTCCTGCAGGTTCTGCTGAAGCGTTGTCTCTTCAAAGGTGTTGTCTTCGTTGAAGGTCTGTTCCTTCAGAAGCTTTCCGATTGCATTTCTGGCAGATACCGAAACCTTTTCATCCGGATACGATACCGAAGCACGGTCGATATAAAAGATGCCGAGCGGGATTTCTCCGCTGCTGCCGAGGGAAAAGTACAGTTCCATCTTGGTGCCCGGTGTCACGAAAGCCCGGTAGCGATTGAGCAGCGCACCTTTAATATTGAGCAAGGTGCAGGACATCTGTGAGACCTCGCTGCCGATACTGAATTTAACCGAACCATCGATAAAGGAATTCGTGATATCGGCCGGAAGCATATACATCACAAATCGATGGTCTCCTTCGGCACTCCAGAAGCCGTATGCTCCGTAATGAGCCACTTTCTTTATGCTCGGACATGACACCGATTCATCTGGTGATA